GGCGCTCTCGACTGAAAAAGCCCATTCGTACTTTGATTGACGATTATATCCGCACAGTGGCAAACGCGACGATCGCGCTTGAGTTTGACACGACCCCGCAGAAGTACATTTTGGGCGTGACGGACGACCAGTATGACGCGATTGTATCGGATAAATTTAAGCAGTACGTGGGCAGCTTGCTGGCGGCCACCAGCAACCCGGAGACCGGTGAAAACCCGGTATTCGGGCAGCTGGCCCAGGGCAATTTAAGCCCGCATACCGAGAAAATGCGGATGACCGCCACCCAGTTTGCGGCGGCCACAGGCCTGACCGTGACCGATGTGGGCGTTGTGAATGACGCCAACCCCACCAGCAGTGACGCGATTTTGGCGCAGAGCCAGACGCTCGTTTTGCTCGCCCAGCAGCTCAACACCGGCAACGGCGACGCGCTGCGGACGATCGCGTGCATGGCGCAGGCCATTGCGCAGAACAAGATGCTTGACGAGCTGACGGAGGAAGAAAGCGGCATCATGGCGCACTTTAAGAACCCGGCGATGCCGAGCGTGGCGGTGACAGCGGATGCGGCGATCAAGATCGCATCGGCACGGCAGGAATTTGCGAGCACCGACACGTTTTTGGAGATGATCGGCTTTGACCAGGCAGACATCCGGCGTATCAAGTCGCAGGAGCAGCGCGTGCGCGGGCAGCAGCTTTTGATGGAGTTGAACGATGAAGCAGATACCGTCGAAAGCATGGCTTAGTTACATAGGCAAGCTGCGTCGGTTAAACACCACGGTTGCAAACTGTATACAGGCGTATGTAGATCAGTATGGCGTTTCTGACAGCCAGAAGCTCATAGATGTTGCGTATGGGCTTGTGACGAAGTACGGCGAAGGCAGCGCAGCGCTTGCGAGCGAAATGTATGACGCGCTCGCAGAGCTTCAGGGCGCGCACGTGCCTGCGGCAGAGCCCGCAGAGACTGCCGAGTACGGCGAAGTGGCACGCATGGTCAACGCGACAAAAACCAGCACGCCGCAGCTCAAAAGCGGGGTGAGCCGCCTTGTAAAGCGTGCCGGAGCCGACACGATGCTGAAAAACGCTTTGCGCGACGGCACCGAATTTGCATGGGTGCCGAACGGCGACACCTGCGCGTTCTGCATGACGCTGGCCTCCCGTGGGTGGCAGCGGGCGAGTAAGAAAGCCATAAAAAACGGGCACGCAGAGCATATCCACGCGAACTGCGACTGTACATACGCCATTCGGTTTGACCCGGAGGTGAACGTGGAGGGCTACGACCCCGACGCATACCTCAACGCCGGCAGCGACGTGAACGAGCTGAGGCGCATCCACTACGCCGAAAACCGCGAGCGCATCAATGCCCAGAAAAGGGCGGCGTATGCGGAGCAGCGTCGTCGAAAGACAGGTGAGCAGGGTCAAGAGATCATTGACAAGCCGACTTACAACAAACTGACAAAGGACTTCTTGAAGCACGGCGGTCTTATTATTCGAGGTGAAGAAGCGGTAAAGCATCTTGAAAAACAGGGGGCATATGCTTCCTACTTTATGGGTGGCAATTTTGCTTTTATTCGTGATGATGCAACCGTATCGGATGTGCTGGAAGAAATGTATCATGCTTTGCAGGATCGTAAAAATATGTTTGCGGAGTATTCTCAAGAGGAAATGTTAATTCGCAGAGAAATCGATGCGCAAAAGTACTTGATTTCCGTTGCTGAAAGATATAAAATACCGATAGAGGAAACAAATGTTACCAAGCAAAACCTTGCAAATTATGAAGAACGATTGAAAGAACGTCTTAACGGTAAGGAGGGTCAAAAAGAATGAAAAAAGAATACAAAATCATTGATGACTTTCAAGCCGGTCCTACGGACATTCGCGTACTTGTTCTTGACAGGGATTATGAATTCCTACCTGTAGCAGAAAGAGGAATTGCAATTATCGACGGCGTGGAATATCCGTTTCAGTTGAATTCCATTCCATGTTGGGCGACGATCAGAAGCCATGACAGTTTTACAGGAAAAACCGTAGAGTTTTGCTGAACGTAAAAATTAAACACAGTTGATAAAGCAGCTTAGCGCTTATGCGCCGGGCTGCTTTTGCTTTGCAAAAATATTTTTTGAAAACCTATCAACTTTTGTCCGACTGTCCAACAATAGTATATATTTATGTCAGACAAAAGTGAGGTGATAACATGAGCCCAAGGACAGGGCGACCAACAGATAATCCTAAGCCGTACAAGATTACGGTTCGTATTGATGAAAAAGGAAAGCAAATCCTTGATAAGTTTTGCGAACAAAAGAACGTAAATCAAAACGAAGCTATTTGGCGAGGGATTTTACGCTTGGAAGAAGAAATTAAAAAATAAAAAAACAGAACACCGAAACATGGCTGACAACCAATACGTTTCGATGTTCTGCACACGACAGAGCAAACTCTATCTGAAATCTATTCTACATCAGATAGGGACTTCTTGATGGAGGTTTTTATTTATGATCGCACATGAATTCTTTGAGCTGGACGACATCATTGAAGAACTGCGGATGGTGACCGATACGCTTTGCGCATTAGAGGTCGCAACCACGGAAAGCAGCTCTATCATCCCCGGAGAGGCGTGGACTTTGCCGTGCCTTATGTTGAAAAATCGTATAAAGGACTTGACGGAGAAGTACAACACGGTCTTCATGAAGGTCAAGAAGCAGGAAGAAGGTGTGGCAGTATGAACGAGATTGGGAAAACGAAGCAGCGACAAACGCTCATCACGCCGAAAGGACGCGAGACCTTCCGCCTGTTGATGATCGGATAAATTAAACATTGTTGAATCAGCACGCTGCCGATATTTTTCGGCGGTGTGCTTTTTTCATACCCAAAATTACGCGACGGCTGCGGAAAAGCCGGAAAGGAGAACCAAAATGGCAGAAACTGTGAACCAGGAAACGAACGGCACTGCGGCCGAAACGCAGGAAAACGAGCAGCGCACCTTTACGCAGGCGGAAATGAACGCGATTATTCAGGACCGGCTGACGAGGGAGCGCGGCAAATACGCAGACTACGAAGCGCTGAAAGCGAAAGCGGCGAAGTTTGACGAGGCGGAAGAAGCCGGGAAGACCGAGCTGCAAAAGGCGAATGAGAAGGCGGACGCTTTGCAGAAACAGGTGGATGCTTTTACAAAGGCGGAGCAGCTGCGCACGGTGCGTCAGAAAGTCTCCGCTGCTACCGGTGTGCCGGCAGAGCTTTTGAGCGGCGACACGGAAGAAACCTGCACCGCGCAGGCGAACGCAATCCTGAAATTCGCGAAGCCGAGCGGCTATCCCGCCGTGAAAGACGGCGGTGAACCCGGCGCACGCGGCGGCACCGAAAGCGACGGCGTGGCAGCGGCGTTCGGCGCTTTAAACCCGTCTTTGAAAATCTAATTTTGTTTACGAAAGGAAAGAAATCTTATGGCACACACAAATCAGGAACGCTGGGCAACTCTGGTAGACGCGAAGCTTCGCAGCCAGCTTGTTACCCGTGATAATCTCATTTTCAACAACCGCTACGAGGGCGACCCGAAGGCGGGCAAAGTAAAAATCCCGGTGCGCGACACCGAGGTGGCGGTGAAAACCTACAACAAGTCGAAGGGCGTAGACGCTTCCGACGGCTCGACAGCGTATATCGATCTCTCCATCGATCATGATGAGGCCGTGAACGAGCTCATCGACGGCTTTGATGCTGCGAGCGTGCCGGACGGCATCGTAGCGGAACGTCTGGACAGCGCAGGCTATTCGCTGGCGCTCTCTATCGACAAGGCGTCTATCAACGCGCTCGAGGGTGCTTCCGGCGCAACGGTCAGCGCCACGAAGACGGCTGCAACCGAGACCACCGCATACAAGCTCGCGCTCGAAGCAAAGCGCGTACTGAGCCGCAAAGGCGTACCCGCCGACGGTCGTTTTCTCATCGCGTCGCCGGAGTACCTCGAAGTCCTCATGCTGGACGAGCACTATATCAAGCAGGGCGACCTCTCTCAGACGCTCGTGCAGCAGGGCGTGATCGGTCGCATCGCGGGCTTTAACGTGTTTGAGTCCAACAACATGGATTTCGAGAGCACGACGCGCGTCGCGAGCAAAAAGACGACCACGGAGTTTATCGCCGGTCACCCGAACTGGTGCCACCGCGTGATGGAGTGGCAGGTGCCCGTGCATTTGCAGGACCTCAACGGCTCCGGAAAGTTCATCGGTGCCAGCGCGGTGCAGGGTCGTAAAGTCTATGGCCTGACGGTATCCAAGCCGCAGACGCTGTACATTAAGCGCACCGAAACCGCGGTGGGCTAAGATGCTGTACGCAACAGCTGAGGACGTTGCGGCGGGGTTCCGAAATTTAAGCGACGATGAAAAAGACCGCTGCGTATCCCTTTTGGAGGAAGCGGCGGTCATCATCGACGCGTATAACGCCGGGGCGGACGCGGACCGCAAAAAGCTCGTTTCCTGCCGCATGGTGCGGCGCATTCTGGGCGACGGCGGCGGGAACGACGCGCCGCTTTATCCGCTCGGCTCCACGCAGGGTTCGGTGAGCGCCATGGGCTACTCCCAGAGCTGGACGATGGGCAGCGGCAGCGCAGGCGAGCTGTATCTCTCAAAACTCGAAAAGAAGCTGCTAGGCGTCGGGGACCGCATCGGCGCCCGCAGCCCTTTGGAGGGATTATGCGATGATACGCGGGATTAACGTTACACTGTACCGAAAACAGCAGACCGGCGAGGACGCGTTCGGCGCGCCGGTGTTTGAAGAAAAGCCGGAAGCGGTGCACAACGTGCTCATCGGCGAACCGACGGCGGAGGAACTCGTGAATGAATTGCAGCTTTACGGCAAGCGGCTCGCGTACACGCTGGCACTGCCGAAAGGCGACGCGCACGACTGGCACGACGTGACGGTTGAGTTTTTCGGGCAGCGGTTTCGCACATACGGAGACGTGACGGAGGGCATCGATGCAATGATCCCTTTGCAATGGAACAAAAAGGTGAAGGTGGAGCGGTATGGCTAAGGTGAAGATTGAACTGAACAGCAGCGGCATACAGGCGCTGTTGAAATCTTCGGAGATCATCTCGGCGCTGAAGGAGCCTGCGGAGAGCATCCGGGCGACGCTCGGCGACAAGTTCGAGACCGACACGCATATCGGCAAGACGCGCGCGAACGTCTCGGTTTTCACTACCGACCCGGAAGCCATGGAGATGAACATGGAAAACAACGCGATGATAAAAGCCGTCGGCGGGTACTTCCGTACAAATAAGGACGGCTCGAAGAAATTTGTCAAAGCGCCGCCTAAGAGGAAGAAAGCATGATTGAGATCATCATCAAAAACTATCTCGCGGAAAAGCTTTCGGTGCCGGTGGTGCTGGAGGTTCCGGCAGACCTACCAAGCAGCTTTGTATTGCTCGAAAAGACGGGCAGCAGCCGCGAGGAGCGTATTGACCGCGCGATGCTGGCAATCCAGTCCTACGCGCCGTCCATGTATGAAGCCGCAAGGCTCAATGAGCGCGTGAAAGCCGCCATGGACAGCGCCGCGGAGCTGGATGCCGTCAGCGCATCGCGGCTTAACAGCGATTACAATTTTACGGACACGACGACAAAACGATACCGCTACCAGGCGGTGTACGATCTCGTTTATTACGACGAGTGAAAGGAGCATGAATAATGAGCACAGCAACCAATGTAAGCACAGGCAAGCCGAAAGTAGGCGGCGCGATTTACCGCGCACCGCTCGGTACGGCGCTGCCGACCGACGCCAAAACCGCGCTCACCGAAGCGTATAAAAATCTCGGCTACGCATCCGACGCAGGCGTTGTGAACTCCAACTCTCCGCAGAGCGGCAACATTAAGGCGTGGGGCGGCGACAACGTGCTGACCTATCAGAACGAGAAGACGGATACGTTTGCATTTACGCTCATCGAAGCGCTGAACAGCGACGTGCTGAAAGCGGTGTATCTCGATGAGAACGTCACCGGCGATCTTGAAAACGGCTTGACCGTCAAAGCGAACGGCAAGGAGCTCGCCGCTGGCGTGTGGGTCATCGATATGATTATGCGCGGCGGCGTTTTGAAGCGCGTCGTCATTCCGAACGGCACGATCACCGAGGTGGGCGACGTGACGTATGCGGACGAAAGCGCCGTAGGCTACGAGGTCACCGTGACCGCCGTGCCGGACAGCGCGGGCAACACGCATTACGAGTACATGAGCAAGCCGGCAGCGGCATAAGGAGGTAGATCATGATTAAAGGCAAAACAAGTAGCGGATTCGAGTTTGAAATCAATGAAGGTCTGAAAGACGATATGGAGCTTGTAGATGCCATAGCAGAGGCAATGGGCGAAAATTCGCTTGCAATCTCAAAAGTTTGCTTAATGGTTTTCGGCAAAGAGCAGCGCAAACGCCTTTATGATTTCCTGCGCGACGAAAACGGACGCGTTTCGGCGGAAGCGGTATCAGAGTGCACAATCGAGGCAATTAAAGCGATCGGAGACGCGGGAAAAAACTGATTGTCCTCGCCCGCATGATTGCGACGGATAAGAACGCCCTGATCTGCGACATGGCGGAGACCTACAAGGTGTTTGACCTGCGGGCGCTGCCGGTGCCCATGCTGGCGACGCTCGCGGCGGGCTTACGGGACGATTCGAGAATCAAAATAAAATTATCGGGAGCGCGTGCAGCGACGGACACCTTGCTTTTGGCGTCCATAGCTGATGCGCTTAATTTTTTAGCATGGGCAAAGACGAAGGCGGCGCAGACCGGCAAAAACCGCCCCAAATCGCTTTTAAACGCGTTTATGGAAGTGCCGCAAACGCACGACGAAGTGACGAGCTACCGCACGCCGGAAGAGTTTAAAGCCGCATGGCAGCGGTTAGGGGGTGAAGCAAATGGCGACTGAAATTGCAAAGGCGTATGTGCAGATCGTACCCTCAATGCAGGGCATCAAGGGCAAACTGACGGAGGCGCTTTCCGGCGAAGCGATTAGCGCCGGAACCAACTCCGGCAAAACAATGGGCAACGCGTTAGCAGGCGGACTTAGATTCGCAGCCGGCACAATCGGAAAAGTATTTTCCGTGGCGGCCAAAACGGCAGTTGCCGGTTTTACTGCGGCTGCGGCGGCTGTGGCGGCGGTCAGTAAGTCGGCGCTGAATGCGTATGCGGATTATGAGCAGCTTGTCGGCGGTGTGGAGACGCTGTTCGGAAATGCGTCGGACAAAGTGCTGCAAAACGCAAACCGAGCATTTCGGACCGCCGGTCTTTCCGCCAACGAGTACATGGAGACGGTGACGAGCTTTTCCGCATCGCTTTTGCAAAGCGTGGGTAAGGACACAAAAAAAGCGGCGGAATATGCCGACAAAGCCCTTGTGGATATGTCCGATAATGCCAACAAAATGGGCAGCAATATGCAGGACATTCAAAACGCCTATCAGGGTTTCGCCAAGCAGAACTATACGATGCTTGATAACCTCAAGCTCGGATACGGCGGCACAAAAGAGGAAATGGAACGTCTTATCGCCGATGCAAACAAGGTGAAGCAGGCTAACGGTGAAATGGCAGATCTGTCGATAGATAGCTTCGCGGACATCACCGAAGCGATCCACATTGTACAAACGGAAATGGGCATCACGGGCACGACGGCAAAGGAAGCCAGTACAACCATTCAGGGCTCTGTCGGCATGATGAAAGCATCGTGGAAAAACCTGCTCGTAGGCGTTGCGGACGATACACAGGATTTCGGCGGGCTGATGGATAACTTTGTCGACAGTGTGGGAATAGCCGCAAAGAACATTCTGCCGCGCGTAGAAACGATTTTAGGCGGTATTGGCAGTCTGGTCGAGGGCTTGGCTCCCGTGGTCGCACAGGCCGTCCCACAGCTCGTGACGACGATCCTGCCCAGTATGGCGTCGGCTGCCGCATCACTGCTGAAGGCGTTTGCGGGCAGTCTGGTCGAGCTGGCACCAGCATTGTTGCAGTCGGGGCTCAGCGGTATACAGACGATCCTTGTAAGCGGTCTGAATGTGCCGCAGGGGCTTGCGGATAACATCAT